TCCACCGACACGCGCCCCCGCACGGAGATCGCATCTTTGATTTCCGTGGGCAGGAGTTTTACCGACTTGACGTAGGGCATCGCACCCGAGATCGCTTGCGGTGGATTTGTGAATTTGTACTGCCGTGCGGTCTGCGCGTAGTCCGTCCGGTCCTTGCAGGTCGGGTACGTCTTAAAACACCTGTTCCCCGTCGCAGCACAAGGAGAAACGCCGAACTCCCGCGTGCAGAAATCCTGCTCGATGATGACGAGCGAGACAGGGGTGTCGGCGAATGAGGATGTTTGCTGCTCCTCAGTTGCCGCATACGCTCCATCTTGCCCCGCCTCGGTAAGAGCCCCATCCTGACCTGGTTCGGTGTAGGCACCGTCGGGAAGTTCACTCATTCCTTCACGCCTTCCATCTCCAAGGAAATCGAGTCGTAGAACGGTCCCACCGATACCGGAGCCTTCATCGAGAAGCCGGGAGTTATTCGAAGAAACTTCACGTCGTTCGGGTACCTGTCCAAGTCCCACGCCCACAGGAACGGTGCAAGTTTCGATGCCCAATCATTCCACCACGGAAGGAATATGGCCTCGACCCACGTTCGCCCGACCCACCGGAACTGCGCATTCACCGCGATCGGGTTGTACCGAACGACTGCTCCGAGAAGAACGCCTGTCTTGCTGACGATGTTCTCCGCTTCAATGCTTTCCTCCGCAGGCGTGAACGGCGCGGACACCCCGACCGGGAACTCCAGCCGCACCCCGAGAAGACACACAGCGATCTGCGCGTCGATGGATGCAGTCACAACCTTCAGTCGCCAATACTGTGCGCTGACGGACGGGATCTTTTTCATTATTGACTTGTCGTTCGTGGGGACGAATCCCGCGAGCCGTTCCGTCCAGTCGATTCCGTTCGCCGATGACTCCACGGAGACCGTCGCCCCCGCGGTCCCGAGGTTATGACCGCTAATCCCGATCGTATCGACCGTCCGCGGGGCCCCACAATTAACAGTGAGATATTTCGTCCCCACGAAAGCGGCTCGCCACGCCGTGTATACCTTGAGGTCGCGAATGTTAAGGACGTCGTATCCGCTCGCCGTGTCTGTCGCCGTCGGAACACCGTCGAGGAAGGCATTGTCGACAAGAATAGCGGGGTTCATGGCTCGTCCGCTTTCATGTCACCCCATCCTCAAGTGCCTTCGTGATCGACGGGATCAATTCGCGGGCAAACGCATCCTGATCCACAATGTTTCCGTAAATGTGGATATTTACTATTGCCCCGGCTTTCGTTGGCTCCCTGACAGTTGCCGGGGCCGACGGGGATGACGAGGATCCTATCGACGGGACCCCGCCGCCACTGACGGACCCGCCCCCTCCTCCGCCACCGGGTGCTCCCATGAATGCCGTCGCCATGATCGCGGCAGCATTTATGTAACCGAGGGCTTTCATCGCGATAGACAGCGGAGCGCCCAACGCCGGGCCGAGCCCCAAGGGGGGCGGGGCAAGCGCGGCCATCGCGGCAGCGTGCCCCGAGATGATCGACATGGCAGCCATGATCGACCGGGATGCTATGAACAACTCTTTCGACTTGCCGCCCGTGAATGCCGCGGCTGTGTTCACAAGTCCCATGGCCATTTGCGCGTATGCCATCTGGACAGAGAATTTTTGCTGCTGACTCATCAGGTCGTACTGCAGGTCGTATTGCCGGTAAGCGTCCATGATCGCGGCCTTCTGGTTTTCGGTCTGTTCCAAAATTGCCGCCTCGTCCAATCCCTTTTGCTGAAGGCGTTCAAGATCAGCCTGATACCGCTCCTCCATGGCCATGACCATCTTGTCCTGACCCTCGGACCACCGCTCAAAATCCTTCGTATACGGGTCCTGATCGGCGGCGATTTCGGCTATGCCGATCATGGCTTGACCGATGCCGGCTCCTTCCCCGCCCATCTTTCCCGCCGCTTCCCCGGCATAACGGAGGCGCATTTCGAGGGCCAAGTCCCGTTGCTGTTTCTTTAGTTCCGAAATCTCCCGGTCGAGGGTGAGCCGTCGAACGTCGAGTTCGTAGATCTCATATCCCTTAAGCCGGTTTATTTCCTCCTGGAGGCGCTTGTTCTCGGCGGCGTTTCGTTCCTTCTCCGCCTGGCTCAATCCTTCCGCCCGTTGCAGTTCCATGACCTTGGCGAGTTGCGCATCGAGCCCCTCGGCCTCCAGGCGGTATTTTTCCTGGATGGCCGCCGTGTCGGAGATCCACCCCGCCTGCTGCCGGAACGCCAAGATCTTCTGCTCGTATGAAATCCTCGCCTGGGCATCCTGGAGGTCGATTTCCGCCCGGGCCTGAGAGAGCTGCTTCTCCAGGTCGAGTTCGTATTTGGCGCTGTCCGCCAGATCCTGGATGACCTTCTGGTTGCGGTTCCTGGAGTCGACGACCCATTGCGCGTCGTAGGCGGCGTTGAGTGCGTCGTACTGTTTCTGGTCGGCATCGAGCCTTTTCAATACGGTCGACTGTTCCCCGAACCAGATATTGAGGCGCTCCAGCTCCTGGTTCAGCTCGTCCGTCTCCGCCATGTTCTTGCGGTCCCGGTATTCACGTTCGAGGTCCTCGAGGCGCTTCAGCCGCTCGCTGTAGCCATCCGTCCCGGGACCGGGGGACGAAGCGGACATTTTCTTCTCGGCGTCCTGGGCGACATTTAGCAGTTCTTGTAAACGTTCGACCTCATCCTTCCACCCGCGAGTCGCGGCACGAGCGTCGATAAGATCCTTATCCCACCCCCACCTGGTACCTTTTAACTCCGATGTTCTTGCCTGCCATGCGGCGACGTTGGCCTCGGCTTTCGCGAGGTCGTCTGCCAGGACATTCACCATTGTGCCGGCGGTATCCAGGCTCCCGGCTTTCAAGGATGCAGCGAAATCGTCCTGCGCCTTCTTCGCCGCTTCGGCCTCCTTACGGAACAAGGAATAAGCGTATGCGGCGGCGCCGATGGCGACGGCCAGCCAGGTCAGCGGATTGGCGAGCATCGGCCCCAGGCTCACCGTGGCGAACGATTTGATGACGTCCCCCAAGTTCAGCATTCCCCAGGCAAACTTCGCCACCGCCGCCGAGCCCGCCAGGAACTGCGCCGCCACATACGATCCGACGACCATCGCCAGGGCGGCTATTACGTCCGTATGCCGCTGCGCTATGCGGATCCCGACGGTCATCCACTCCGCGAGCGGCACAATCGCCTGGAGGAGGAACGACCCTACCTGCCGACTCGCTCCGCTGACGACGTTTCCAAACCGCTCCAGCTTGTCCGCCGACGAGTCGGTAGCACCGACTCCCTGCCGTTTCAGCTCGTTGGCGCGCGCGATGATTTCGTTGAACATTGCATGCCGTCGCTCCGACTCGCTCATCGTCGCGGAGAGCCCATGTGTCGCCTGCTGCAGATCGATCGCTCCAGCTGTACCCTCCATCGCCAGCTCCCGGCCCAGGGCGACCGCCGCCGAAAGCTCCCGGAACGAGTCCGCCGCGGTCTTCCCCGTAACGTTGGAGAGGGTCTCCGTCGCTTCGGCCAGCTGGTAGATCTGATCGGGCTTTAATTGCTTGAACAGCGACTGCGCGGCGACTTCGGCGGCCGCCGCCTGTCCGATGAGTCCGCCGGAGACCTGCCCGATCCGATCGACGATCTGCTGCGCGGTCGTCCCGTATCTGCCGGCCAGGGCGTCCAGCGAGGCCATCTGCTCCTCGACTCGCGCCGCCTCCTCCGCCATGCGCCAGCCTTTTTCGATCGTCCGGTAGAAGCCGTATGCAACCGCCGTGCCGGCAAGCCAGTGCTCCTTCATCGTCTCGAAGGTCGACTTAATGTCACCGCCCATTTTGTCGACCGATTGGCGGACGTCGCCGATCTGCCGTACGGCGGCCGTGCCGTCCGCCCTGATCACGACGCCCAGTACGACTTCGTTAGGCACGAATCGACCTCACGCCGATTGCGTCGACAAGCATCAGGTCCCGCCTCGCTTCGATTTCGTTCCGGAGTTCGGCGAGGCCGAACCACTCATCGATCGACAGCTCGTCTTTTTCAAAGGGATACCCGGCCCGCGCAAGCGTATGGAGGAACCAGACGTGCGAGAACCAGGGCGAAGGATCGTGCGGCTCGTTCCTCTCGCACCGACCGCAGAGGGCGGGTAAGTCGTTGGGCCCGCATCCTTGCGCGCATTCGCGCTTCTGGTCTTCCGTGCAGCGCTCACGGAGGCGCCTCAGCTCTTCGCCAAAGGGAGTATTTCTTCGGTTTCCTCCTCGCCGAAGACGATCTCCTCGTCGGCCGTCTCGGTCCGCACCCGGTTGAACGCGACGCGGGCGACCAGCGACAGGACATGGAACGCCGACTCCTGGAACAGATCCTTCCAGTCGCCCCGGTAGTGGGGCGATTCGGGATTGCAGGAAATCGGCTGCCCGTCGAACCCGAACGCATAGTCCCCGTCGATCGGGGAATACGTACCGTCTGCGTTTTCCTTCAGGTTGAAGTCGTCGAACCCGGTGAGAACCTCGGCTCCATACCGGATCGCCGACTTGAGCGATTCCCCGGCATCGAAGACGATCTTGTTCCTCTTCTTCTGGACCACCTCGCGGCTGTAGCGGACCGTCTGCGAGGCGGTGGGGTTCGTGTAGTAAACCCCCTTGCGTTCGCCGCTGGCCTCGTCGAAGATCACGATCCGGTTCCGGTCCGACTTCTTGAGATCGAGCATGATGCCTCCTTGTTTATGAGTAGGTAACCCGGATTTCGTTGTTGCCGGCGGACAGGGACGGATACGCACCGAAGGCGAGCTGGTAGATCCGCTCCTTCTCGCGCCCGCCGTATTTCGGGGCATCGGTCAAGGTGCAGTTGGGCAGATTGACGACGACCTTGTTTCCGACGGCGCTGCCGAACGTGGCTGTGATCACCCCGGTGGTGGAGCCGTCCCACAGCGTCCAGGGGTTGAAGGCGGAAAGCGCCACGACCCGGGGATCGCAGGAACCCTTGACGGCCCGGTCGTTGATGAAGTACCGCAGGATCCCGGACACGCTGTTGGCGTCGACCCGTTTGCCGATCTCGTTGCCCAGGTCGACCTCGAAGTTCTCGATCGCCCCCGCGTAAGCCAGGATGGTGAACAGGGCGGAGAGGAACCGGGGCGGATTGGCCGCATCGCCGAAGGTGGCGGCGGGCGTGGCCTGGTCGGTCGCATGGGTCCCGGCATAGATCCCCATGAACTCGAAGACGAGCTTGCCGTATTCGCCGCTCTTCCCCGAAATCTTGGGCTTGCCAACGCACCCCAGCGCCTTGTGCAGGATGCCGTCGGAGTACCAGTAGATCGTGACCGACTCCCCGTCTTCGGTGCTGTTGGGGTCGTACTGCACGGAGACCGCCGCGTTGATCGTCTCGGTCATGTTGCAGGCCCGCCAGAGCCTTCCCACCCGGGGCACCGCGTCCACCGCCCCGCCGGCGCCGCGCACTTCCACGGGGATCGTGAGCTTGATCGCCTCCCCCACGTTGGCGGGGGAAAGTTTCCCGAAGGTGGGCAGCACCACGTCCCGCTCCAGGGAGCGGCCCTGGATCTCGAAGGAGACCGGCGCGCACAGAATGGCGTCTGTCGCGGGTACCGGAACGGGGTCGACGCCGTAGTTGACTTCGGTTTTCGCCAGGATCAACGACTTTCTTTCAAGACTCATCGGATTCCTCCTTGATCGGCGCCGCCGATTCCGGCGGAGACGCCGCTTTCGTTTTCAGTCGATCCCGCTCCCTCATCGCGAGGTCCTCCAAGTTCGGCCGACGGACGCCGTCCTCGCCCACGACAAAGCTGCCCGGCTCATCCGCCCGCGTCTGCGGGACATCAGAGCTGGGCGTACGGGTCATCTTCTTTGTGTCGATATTCGATTTCGATGCCAACGCGCACACCTCCCGTCGGATCGTTTGTTTCGCCAGTGAAGGTCGTGTTCTCGCCCTCTTCCGTGTCCACCGCCAGGCCACTCCGCTGGCGATCGGCCAGGACGGCCTTGATCGTCGCCGCCATCGCCTGGTTGGAAAGAGCCGCCTGCTGCCGTAAGTCGAGCACCGTGATCTCCAGGAGCAGAGACAGGTAGCAGGTGACAAGCCCCGAGGGGCCCGCCTCCTTCTTCTCCTTGACCTCCCAGACGTTGACCGCGGGCAGCTCGTGCTGCTGGTATTTCGTGCGCCGCGCCCGGTCCACCGCCTGGACGTCCAGTTCGTAGCCGGATGTTTTTCGGACGCCCTGAACGGCCGCCACCAGGTCCAGGACTATCCGCTCGCGTATGGAATCGGCCATGGGATCTCCTTAGAACCCATCGAGCGTGTCTTTTGAAAAAACCCGGTCCGCGGTCCTTGCGGTCAACGTGTCCGTCTCCCCCTGGACCGCCGGCGCCGTCGTAAGCCCCAGCGAGACCTTGCCGTCCGCGATGCCTTTCAAGAGTGCCACCGCGTCCTTGTACCGGTCCCGGATCTGATCGGGAGCCACGTCGTCGTAGAGGAGATAGCGCGCCAGGTCGCAGGTCAGGCGCTTCAGGATCTCCGGGACGGTTGCCAGAGGCAGGGTGTAGCGGCTGGCCAAGTACCCGTTGACCTCGGCCTCCGCGTCGGCGATCGCCCGGGCCACGACGGCAGCGTCGATTTCGCCCGTGGGGGGGATGGCGCGGTCTGTGAGTCTAACGAGCTCCGCCGCCCCGAAACGCTCCTCCAAGTCCGCCTGGATCGCGTAGGCCATGGCCTATGCGTTCTCCAAGTCGGCCCCGTCGTCCCCCTTCTCCTTCTTCTTTTTCGCCTCGAGGATCCCCGCGGCGACCAGGGGCTCGATCAGATCGGCGCGGTCGTCCTTGATCTCCACGGTCTTGCCAGGCTCGTACCGCTTTCCGTCGAGCTTCAAGGGAGACTTCACTGTGTATTTCGCCATGTCCGCTCCTTATTTGGGATCATGCGGCGGCCCCCCCAACCGAGGAGCCGCCGCCTTACGGGTTGACTGCGACTTACGCCACCGCGTTCTGGAGGAAGTAGCCCAGGTCGCTGGCGGTGACGAGTTCCTTGACGCTCTCGCCCACGCGCACGTTCTGGCCGCCGCGCAGACCGATGTTGGGATCGGGAATCGACCCGGAGACGCGGGTGCCTAACTCGGCGGTGAACCCGAAGGTCGTCCCGCGGTTGGTGTCGGCCAGCCGGTCGCGGTAGATGAGCGAGCAGTGCTTGCCCCACACGCGGGCCATGACGGCGGCCTGGCCCTTCTTCGCCGTGTTGAGCCACCCCTCGCCGACCTGGATCTCGTCGAGCTCGAAGAGATCGGCGACTGCCTGGCGGGAGACGATCCCGGCGTCGGCCGCGGTCCCGCGGACGGCCTTGATCATCTTGGGGTGCATGACGAGCTTCGTGAACGCCGCGCGCCCGATCACCATGATGTTGGGCCGCATAATGCAGGCGTCCAGACCGACCATGATGTCGTCGATCGGATCGGAGTTGACGAAGTCGCTCCATTGGTCATTGCCGGCCAGCGTCACGCGGTTGGCCGCCGCGTAGGTGTTCAAGGCGAACACCAGGGCGGAGGCGCGCACCTCCCGGTCGAGAGCGATCAGATTGGTCAGCCCCTCGACGGCCCGACCGATGGGGTCGTAGCCCGGGGGGGCGTTCTTGATATCGTCGTCGGGGATCGGATCGTCCAGGCCGTAGTCCTCGGTGGACGAGTCGGTCTTCGTGCCGGTGAACTCGACTTTCGTCGGGGCGCTCTTGCGGCCGACCTTGGTGTCGGGGACGGTGAACCCCTCGGCCTTGGTCTGCACCAGGTACGAGAACTGCTTCTTCCCCACGGGGACGCGGGGAAGGATGTTGTCGGCGATGAGGCGCGGGTTGCGGTAGGCGATCGCGATCGCCGTGAGTTCGGGGATGATCGGGAACGGGGCGTCTGCCATGGGTATCTATCCTCCTTGGGCGAAAGGGTTGATGACGGTTTTTCCTTGAGCTTCCTACGCGCCCTGCATCACGCCCGGGGCGATGTTGCAGCTTCCGATGTCGGAGGCGGCCCCCGCCACCATGGCGAAGCCGATGAGCCTGTTGTTGACCCCGGC